CCACAACTGCATGTCTTATCTCGGCTATGCCAACTCTGAAGAGATGCGGAAGGCAGCGGAAGACAATGACAAGATCAATCAGTCCAGCATCAATGCCTATCTGGCAGTGACTAATCTCTCCCAGGAGAAGATCCAGGAGTTGATGGACAATGCTACATGGATGACTGCTCAGGAGTGCCTTGACTATGGCTTTGCCACAGAGATTGCAGATCAGGAAGAAGACAGCACAGAAGTGCAGCAGTCTGCATTCAGCATGATCCGTGATGCTGTTCTGAACAGAAAGAACACAGCACAGGCTCCTGCAGTGACAGTGGACCTGAGTGAAGTTATGCAGAAGTTGGCAGAGCTTGGCACCAAGATGGATGCCATACAGCTGCCTGCAGCTCCGGATCCGGAGCAGAATGATGTCCCTGAGAACACAGCCAGGGCAAGAGCAGTAAGATTTTTCAGTTTTTTGACTAAGGAGGTTTAAGAAATGCTGAGAAAGAATTCTATGATTACAGAAGCTACCGCAGCCCTTCAGGCTGCATTCAGTGCAGAAGACACCACACCGGAAGTTATGCAGGGTGCGTTTGAGCAGTTCGCTCAGGCGATCGCTGCAACTGTCCAGGCTGATTTTGAATCCGCAAACGGTGACAGAAACATCCTTGCACAGCGTGGCTTCCGTCAGCTGACCGCTGATGAAAACAAGTACTACCAGGCACTTATTGAGGCTGGTAAGAGCAAGAATCCTGTACAGACCTATGCAGGCCTGCTCAGTGACAAGGTGATGCCTACCACTATCATTGAGGATGTCTACAAGGATCTCCTTGCAGAGCATCCGCTGCTTGCAAAGATCAACTTCCAGTCCGTGCAGTATATGACCAGATGGATCCTCAATGATCATTCCGTCCAGACTGCAGTATGGGGAGCTGTCAACAGCCAGATCGCTCAGCAGATCACATCTGCATTCCGCACTGTAGAGATCACACAGTGCAAGCTGTCTGCATATGCGGTCATTGAGAAGGACATGCTGGATCTTGGTCCTGCATTCCTTGACAACTACATCCGTACATTCATGAAAGAAGCACTTGCAGTGGCACTGGAAGATGGCATTGTCACCGGCAACGGTCTGAACATGCCTATTGGCCTTGACCGTGACATTCACCAGGGTGTGTCCGTCAGCTCTTCCACAGGGTATCCTAAGAAGACTGCAGTAGCACTTACATCCTTCATGCCTAAGGAGTATGGTGCGGTCCTGGCAGAGCTGTGTGAGACAGAGGCGTGGTACACTGCTGACGCTACCGGTGTTATCACTCCTGCATCCACTGCAGCCAACACAGACGGCACTCCTAAGCCTGGGTACACCAAGCATGGTGGAGCTATGAGATCCTTTGATGAGGTTACTCTGATCTGCAACATGAAGGATTATCTGAGCAAGGTTATGCCGGCTACTACTGTTCTCAATGCAGCAGGATCCTTCACCAACAACATCTTCCCCTTCCCTACGGATGTGGTCAGATCCAACAGAGTTCCCACCGGCAAGGCTATCCTTTGCCTGCCTGAGGAATACTTCTTTGGTATCGGCTCTTCTAAGGAAGGTACTCTTGAGTATTCCGATGACTACCACTTCCTTGAGGATCAGAGAGTCTTCAAGATCAAGATGCACGGCTATGGAAAAGCGTGGGACAACACCGTTGCCATCCTGCTTGACATCTCCAATCTGGTGGAGGCTTATGTCTACGTCAAGGCAGCGGATGTCAATGTAACTGTTGAGCCCTAAGAGAGGAGTTGACCATGGCAGCAAGTGTGGCATTGATTGATCTTGTAAAGAGACATCTCCACATCACATGGTCTGATGATGATACGGACAGTAACCTGATCAGGGAGATGGCCAGTGCTGAGCTGGCCATCAACTATAAGCTGGGTGCTGAATGTGACATCACTGTTCCTGGTCAGATCCAGAACCTGTATCTGGCTTACATGGAATACTCCCACAATCACTGCCTGGAGCAGTTTGATGAAGCCTACAGGGCTGAGATCTTACAGATCCGGCACTACCATGAAGTTAAGGGAGAGACCTATGACCCAGAGACGTTTAAATCCAAGATTTTCTAACTATAACCACGGAGTGCTGTACATCTCCAGGAGCAGAACGAAAAACACAGACTTTGGTGCTGTGACCAATGCCACAAAGATGTCTGACATGGACAGGATACAGAAGCTGGACTACGAAGAGATGTCCAAACGAGAGCGTGATCTTGAATTTGCTCAGGCCAGTGATCACTCACTGGATCTGAAGGTCAGGACACGCTTTCATTCTTCTGCATCAACTGACAGACAGGTGCTGATCGGAAGGACACTGTATGACATCTTCCAGGTGGACGGCAATGAGTTCTCCGGAGAGATGTACCTGTACTTAGAGAAGGTGAGGGAGCTGGCTGATGAGTAGTGTGATCAAGAGGATCAGAGAGACACTGGAAGATCTGTGCAAAGACGCTGAAACACCTATGGAAGGTGTCTGGTATGGTGCGTGCAAAGCAAAGGATCTGCAGAGTTGGAATTACTTTGTATTCAACCGGAGGAAGAGTACAAAGTCCAGCAGCACCAACAGGGTAGATCTGCAGACCTTCTATGAGGTGCATATCATCCATGAGGATGCCATCCCGGAAGGTTATGTGCAGACTGTCATTGATGCACTGCAGGCACAGGCAGATCCCGGCACAAAGCTGAAGGTCACTGCTGATGACATCCTTTATGACTATACCTTTAAAGGATCCACTAACATGGTGGTAGAGATCGCTACTATCACTTTCCTGCATCCGGAGAAGAGGTGCTGATATGTCTGAGTGGTTCACATTAGATGCATCTGAGTTTGACCGGCTGCAGGAGGCCATGCAGCAGTATGCAGGCCAGGCCGGCAGACTCATTGATGAGGTCTTGCATGGTGAAGGTGCTGAGCTGATCAAACAGAGGATCACTCCTCTTCTTCCTGCTTCAGGACGCACCTGGGCAAAGAAGGGAGCTGCAGCCAGTGCTGTGATGCCTGGCAAATTTGTGCAGGATAACGGCACACTGTCCGTTACCATTGCAGCACGTGGCAAGTATCATTATCTGTACTTTCCTGATGATGGATCCAATACCAAGAGGCATGCCGGTAATCAGCAGTTCATGCTGCATGGTGCAGAGGATGCATCCAGTGATGTGATAGATCTGTGCATTGGTAAGTTGACAGAGAGTTTTTAAGGAGGTAAACATGGGTACTTTTTCCAGTGCGGAACCGTATTCCTATTTTGAATGTGACCAGTTCGCCATGAAGGTGGCTGGTGATAATGCTTACACAAGAGATGACTGTGTGGGCACGTTAGAAGTTGAGCGTGAGACGAAAACGGTGACAAAGAAATGCCGTGGAGTGATCAAGAAGCGGAAGACCAAGCCTACCGGCAATGGCACCGTAACAGTCAAGCTGCACATCAAACTTGATCTGTATCGCAAGCTGCACGCAATGACCAATGAAGGCATGCAGCCCGGCATTTACGCTTTCAACAACACCAAGTCCATGCCGGAGGCATCGATCACAGCCAGAGTCCTGGATGAAGATGACAACGTTATGTATCTTGCTTATCCCAGGGCCAAGGTTGAGGAGATCGGCAAGCTCAGCATTGAGAACGGAGCAGAAGAAGTGGCAGAGTGTGAGATGAAGCTGTCTTACATGCCCGATGATTACAACCAGGGTGAATATCAGGCACTTGAGGATGAGCTGACAGGTAATGTCCTCAACGCTGACAACTGGATGACAGAATTCAGCTCTGATCTTACAAGGCTTTGACGATGGTGAATAAGAATCTTTGAATCTATAGCTGGTGCCTTGATGGGTGCCAGCTGTTTTTAATGAGGAGAATCCTATGAGAATCTATGAAATCACAATGGACGGCAGGGATCCTGTGAAACTCACTCTCAATCTTGGTGCACTGTATGTTCTGAGTGCATCTGAGCATGATCTGTGGGACAGATACAATGCACTCTACACCAAGCTCCAGCAGAGGAAGGTGGCCATCACTGAGCTGGAGATGGGAGAGATGATCTATATAGCTTACCGCTGTGCTCTTCTGGGCAGTGATGAGAAGCCTATGACGCTGCAGGAGTTCCTGACGGATATGACTGACAGCCGTGAAGAGATCGGTAAGGTGTTCCAGCAGCTCTATGGAGTGCAGGAAAAAAAACAGGCTTTTCCGATGCTTTCCGGAAAGCAACGAAGAAGGTAGCAGGAAGCGGAATCAAGGCTCCACACTTTCCTCTGGAGGAGATTGAGGATTATTACACCTACTATGTGATGATCATGGGGATCCCTGATGAGGTGTTTTGGAAGTCGGACCTTGCCTTCCTGAGCCGTGTTGCTGATAACAAGACAGCCTATGACGGCTGGCTGGGGTATGCCATGAGAAAGGAGAGGGATAGACGTGGCAAATAAGAATGAAGCCAAGATTTTATTCAAGGCTGAAACATCTGAATTTACAGACGCTATACAGAGTGCCAATTCCGAGATGTCCACTCTCCGGGCAGAAATGAAGTTGAATGAGGCCCAGTTCCAGAACACCGGTGACCAGGCTGAGTACCTGCAGCAGAAGTCACGGCTCCTGGAAGCACAGCTGGAGGCAAATGCTGAAAAGCAGGAAGCTCTCACACAGAAGCTGGAAGTGGCCAAGCAGATCTATGGTGATGACTCAGAGGAAGTGGCAAGGCTGGAAAGACAGCTGCTGAATGCCAAGACTGAAGAGGAAAAGCTGAAGACTCAGCTGGATGACACCAACAAGGGATTTGAGGATCAGGCAGATGCATCTGGCAAGGCCGGTGATTCTGTAGACAGCATGGCACAAGTCCTTGCTGCTGCCGGCATTGCAGATGCAGTCAAAGAGATCACTGAGGCAGCCATGGACATGGCTCAGTCTTTTGATGAAGCCAATGCAGCCATTGTAGAAGGCACCGGAGCAACAGGAGATGCTCTGGAAGACCTCAATCAGCAGGCACAGGATGCTTTTGGCAGGATCGCAAATGCCAATCAGGATCTGACCGGCATGGCTGGGATCCTGGCTGAGTTGAATACCAGATTTGGTGTGACCGGTGATGAAGCGGAAGACCTGTCTGTGAAAGTGGCCAACTTTGCCCAGCATACCGGCACGGATGGTGTCAGTGCTGTAGACTCTATGGCCAACATTATGAAGCGGTGGGGGCTGGACATCAGTGATGCGGATGGTCTCATGGATGATCTGACCACGGCCAACCAGGCATGTCAGCTGTCCGTGGATCAGCTGACAGGGTACCTGACAAACAATAGTGTGCAGTTCCAGGAGCTGGGATACAGCACAGAGGACGCACTGGCCATGCTGATCAGCCTGTCTGATGGTGGTGCTAATGTGGGCACTATCATGGGGAGTCTGACAAAGGCTGTGTCTAATCTGTCTTCTGAGACAGATGATGTCCCCGGAGCTTTCCAGGATGCCATAAAGGCTATAGAAGAATCCAGCAGCGTATCTGAGGCCCTGCAGGCACAGGTTGGTGATACCGGCAAGACTGTTGAAGAGATCTTTGGCAAGAAGGCTGCACAGGAACTGGCAGCCAATGTACAGAATGGTAACTTTGCCATTGATCAGTGGTCTGAAGCCCTGCAGAACAATCAGGGGATCCTGGAGCAGACTACAGATGATGCTACAACCATGCAGGATGCATGGAGTCAGGCCACAAACAATGTGAGCTTGGCACTCAGTCAGACCTTTGCTCCTGTGATCTCTGATGTGGTCACAAAGGTATCAGAGGTCATCACACAGGTAGCGCAGGTGGTGCAGTCATCTCCGGCACTGCAGGCAGTGATCACCGGAGTAGCTGTGGCACTTGGTATCCTTGCTGCTGCTCTTGCTATCAGTTCCATCATACAGGGAGTGACATCTGCATTCTCTATGCTGAATACGGTGCTCTTGACCAATCCCATCTTCCTGGTGGTGACTGCCATTGCAGCATTGGTGGCCGGGCTGATCTATGCTTACAACAACTGTGAGACCTTCCGGAACATAGTTAATGCAGCCTTTGAGACTGTCCGGACGTTTGTGACAAACACACTGAGTACTCTCAGGACTACTGTGATCAACATATGGACTGCTATCTATAGCAGAGTCAGCAGTGTGGTCAACAACATCAGGAACACTGTGAGCCGTGTGTTCAATGCTGTCAGATCTACGGTGAGCAGTGTATGGAATACGATCAAGACCAATATCATCAATCCCATTCAGGATGCTTACAACAATGTCACTCAGAAGATCTCAGATCTGAAGAGCAAGATTGAAGAGAAGGTGAATGACATCAAGAGCAAGGTGTCAGATACCTTCCAGTCTATCCGAGAGAAGATGGAGAGTCCTATTCAGGCTGCCAAGGATACCATTGACGGTATCATTGGTACCATCAAAGGATGGTTCCCTCTGTCCATCGGTAATGTTTTGAGCAATCTGAAGCTGCCACACTTCAGCCTGTCTGGTGAGTTCAGCATCAATCCTCCCAGTGTTCCGCATATCAGCGTTGACTGGTATGCCAAGGGTGCTGTCTTTGATGCAGCCACTATCATTCCGACACTGTACGGACTGAAGGGAGTAGGTGAGAAGGAGCCGGAGGCCGTGTCTCCGGTCAGCGTCCTGCAGAGCTACGTTGGTGCAACTGTCCAGAGGTTTGTTCCTCAGATCAACTATGA